CCAGGTGCCGGAGTTGCAGGCATGGCGTGAAAAGACGCCCTACCTCTTCGCCCGCGCGCAGCAGGTCGAGGGAGATCTCTTCAAGGACAAGGCGTTCATGGAAGCGCATCCCGAGCTCGTGAACGACGACGTTGCCCGGTACAAGGAAGTGGTCAAGCGCGTGAAGCAGGAGATCGGTCTGCCTGCCACTGCGCCCGATTCGCCCGAGAAAGAAAAAACCGAACAGGAGAAGGCGGACGCAATCGTCGCGGGCGCAGTGCCCAAGGCGCCGAATTCGCTTTCCGATTTGCCCGCTGGCAAGCCCCCATCGACCCCGTCGGAATCGCTCGAGAACCTCTCGGCCGTGGAAATCGGCAACAGGTTCATGGGCATGACGCCGGAGAAGATCCAGGAGCAACTGGCGAGGCTCTAACCACATCCATTTTCAGGAGCAAAAGAAATGCCGACGCAAATCCCAATCGGCTCTCCGCTTGCAAGAAAGGTGTTCGGTGCGGCACTGTTCGCCACGGTGCAGCAGCAGCCCGGGTTCATGAACCTGCTTTCGGGCCCGGCGCCCAAGCAATCCGACGCGGAAGCCAAGTTGAAGGGGCAGACGAGCCCCGATTACCCGATCGTCAAGATTACCGACCTCACCAAGGGGGCCGGTGATCTCGTCTCGGTCGATCTGTTCAACATCGTGCAGGGCAAGCCGGTGATGGGCGACAAGAAGATCGCCGGCAAGATGATGTCGCTGACCAGTTCGACGATGGAAATTCGCATCGACCAGTACCGCGGCGGTGTGGATTCCGGCGGGCGGATGACCCAGAAGCGTACCGTGCACAACCTGCGCGGCATCGCCATGGCGTCGCTTGGCGGCTGGGCAACCAGGATGGAGGACCAGATCGGCTACATCCACCTGGCCGGTGCCCGCGGTAGCCAGAACAACGCCGACTGGATCGTGCCCCTTGCGAGCGATCCCGATTTCGCCAGCATCATGGTGAATACGGTGTTGGCCCCGACGTTCAACCGGCATTTCTACGCCGGCGACGCGACGGGTCTCGCGAATCTGGACACGGCGGACCTGCTTGACCTGCCGACCATCGACCGGCTCGCGGCGACGATGCACGAGTCCGACGTCCCCCTGCAACCCATCCGGGTAAAGGAGGACAAGTACGGGTGGGACGATCCCGTCTGGCTCCTGCTTGTCACCTGGAGGCAGTGGCACTACCTGCAGACGCGCACCGGGGAAAAAGCCTGGCGCACGTTCCTCTCGAACGCCTACAAGCGCTTCGAGGGGTCCAGGCATCCGCTGTTTTTCGGCGACGTCGGGATCTGGGCGGGCATCCTCGTTCGGCCCATCAAGCGCATCGCGGTCCGCTTCGCGGCGGGCGAGGTGGTGACGGTGGCAACGAACGCGGACGTGTTCGCGACGACGACGGCAACCTGCGCGGTGGATACCGACAGGGCGCTTCTCGTGGGCGCGCAAGCGGAATCCAAAGCATACGGGATTCACGGCGCTTCGGACTACCACTATTCCTGGCATGAGGAGCGTGTCGACCACGACAACGCGGTCGAAACCTCGGTCGCCGGGATGGGCGGTTGCGCGAAGAACCGCTTCCTGGTGCTCACGGGGGCAACGCAGAAGACCACCGATCACGGTGTTGCCGTGGTCGACTCCTACGCGCCCGATCCCAACTCTGCGGCCGGTAAGGCGCTGCTGTAAGGAGAAAAGACAATGCCAACGATTGACAACGATAGCCTGGTTCAACAGGTTCCCCACGCCGGCGAGTACGGCAACCTGTCGGTCTGGTCGAAGCCGTTCCAGAAGGCGGGCATTCTCGCGAACGACGTACTGCGCATCCAGCGGCTTCCCGCTGGTGCGCGCGTCGACGAGAAGAAGCTCGTCTTCGACGACTGCGGCACGGGCATGACCCTGAAGCTCGGTTATGCGCCGGTCAACCCTGCCGACGGCCCTTCGGCCGTCGACGACTTCTGGGGCACCGGCATCGACGTGGCTTCCGCGGCGGGCGTGTTCCGCTCGGCGGCCCATCCCATCACCTTCGATTTCGACGTCTACGTCATCGTGACCGTTGCGAGCGCGAACTTCACCAGTTCGCCCAAGCTCACTTCGGTCGCGATGGGCGAGGCGACGGGTACGAAGTAAGGAGAACGCCATGCTGCAACAGGTAATGAAGACGCAGAAGCTCATCGACGCGCTGAGCGCTACCGGGGCAAGCGTCCCGGTGGCGTTGCCGCCGGGCAAGAAGATCTTTCACCTCTCCATGGCAACGGGGACGGCGACGATGAAGATCCAAGGCTCGCTGGACGGTACGAACTGGACCGACCTGCATTCCGAAGCAACTTCGAGCTCGGCCGCCGAGAAAGACATCGAGCTCGACGACATCTACCCGAAACACCGGGTCAATGTCTCGGCCTGGACCTCCGGGGCGCAAAACGCCACGGTGGGCTGGCCGGCGGACAAGTAAGGAGGCCGCCATGCAGATCCGCGAGCAAGGGCGTGTTCAGGTCATCAACGCGAACACGCTGAAGGAGCTGACGGTCGATACGGCCCACGCCACCGGAAACCTCGACTTGTTTCCCGCCGATGTGGATTCCGCGGTGTACGTCCTGACGAACAACCTGTCGGGCGCCGTACTCGTTGGCCTCAACGTCAGGAACGCAAGGAAGGGCATGAAGGTCAGGGTGATGCGCAATTCGGCGGCGCCCGGGGCCTTTTCGGCGACGGTGAAGTCGGGCACGGCTGCCGGCGGCACCACGCTCGCGCGGGCGATCGCCGCGTCCAGAAACGGTTTCGTCGAGGCACAGTTCGACGGGGCAGCCTGGGTCGCGATCGGATTCGGCGAGCACACGTAAGCGAAGTACCGGCCGGGGCCGCCGTAACGGCCCTGGCCGGCTTTTCAAGGAGGCGAGCATGCAGCAGCAACTTCAACAGGCACAGCAGCAGGTTGTCCCGATTGTCTACATCGGCAAGAAGGACTTCAAGGTCGACAACGTGAACCACACCAAGACCGTCTGGCAAAAGCCCGGCGACGTGCAGCCTTACCCGCTCGACAAGGCGGCCGCGCTCCTGCGCCATCAGGAGATCTGGAAGCTCGGCAAGGCGTCGGACCTCGTGGGCGCCGCCGTGGTGGATGATGCCGGCGCCGTCCAGCAAGCCGGCGAGGGAAAGCCCAGGGCCGAGACGAACGGCGACATCACCAAGAACACGAACGAGGCCGCCACGGAGACGCAGGCGGATACCTCCAGGCAGGGTCCGACCGTGGCAACCGGCAAGAGCGCTCGCACGCTCGAATAAGCCATGCCGGCGCTCTCGACGATCGTCTCGAAGGTTCGCGACACGATCCAGGACGAGGATAGCGATCCGTCCTACAGGATCTCGGACGCGAAGATGACGCAGTACGCGAACGACTTCGTGCGCGAGCTGGCACTGCTTCGTCCGGACCTTTTCTCCACGATCGGCGACATCACCTGCACCCCAGGGACCGCCCTGCAGAGCGCGCCGGCGGGCGCCATCGTCCTCATGGACATCTTCCAGGTGAAGGTTGGCCAGGTGGTGATCGAAGCGCGCCGCGCCGACATCGACCGCTTCAATAGTGGCTGGTGGAACGACACCGCGGCGCCGGCCGAAAACTGGTTCCGGCACGACAAGGACCCACTCAAGTTCTTCATCTACCCGAAGTCGCCTGATCCGCAGATCCTCGTCGGGCAGTGGGCCGCGCTCCCCGCGGAGATGGCCGACGTGGGCGCGCAGATCCCCGCGCAGGTGCAGGAGATCTACTACTCGGCCATGCACCACTACATGGTGTTCCGGGCAGAAGTGAAGGACGACGAGACGGTGCTCTCGGGCCGAGCAAAACTCTTCTACGACGGCTTTGCGGTGCTAGTCGGGGCTGGCAAGGCGACGAAGAAGGAAGCCGAGAAAAAGGAGCCAGCCGATGGCAACCAAACCGCTCAGTGACTTCCTGCCGCAGGTGCTCCCGAGCGTGCTGCACTGCCCGCAACTCCTTGCGCGAAACGCAGTGCTAGAGGCGGCGATCGAGTTCTGCGAGCGGACCTGGGTGGATCAGTACGACGTCCCGGCGATCAGTTCCATCGCCCTCACGCCTTCTTACGTCCTCGCGCCCAGGACGAACACCGAGATTGTGGAGGTGATCGACGTGCGCTATGACGGCAAGCACATCGATCCGACGAGCCGCGCGGAGCTCGACCTTGCCAACCCGGACATCGAATGGCAGGCCGAGACCGGGGAGGTGAAGGCGTACATCGTGGATCCTCCCTACAGCACCATCCGGCTCGTCGACGCGCCTGCGGACGCGATCACCGACGGTCTGAAGGTACGCGTCGCGCTGCGTCCCACCCATACGGCGACGGCGGTGGAGGACTTGCTCTACTTCAAGCACCTGCAGGCGATCGCCGCGGGCGCAAAAGCGATTCTCTACGGCATGCCGGACAAACCATGGACGAGAGTGGCCAGGCAAAAAGAGGAGCGCGACAACTTCGACA